CGATTAATGAAAACATATGATCAAAAACCATTATGCATAGAGCGATGTGGCCACATTTAATGTGTACTGAGGTAATGAAGTCAAGAATCCAAAGGTAAAATCTTTTGCAACTGAACGGAAAAAGCGAATGTTTTGAGCTCCATATGGTCTAAGCATCAAATGTTTGCTGTTCGAACCGTTGTTGAAACCATCTATGCTAGATGTTCGGTTGATATTAAAAGGCTGAATGTATGGTACACAAATTTGTGCTAAACATTCTTCTGTGAAAATCGGCACGACACGAGACCCTGAACTAGCTGAATTAGCGGCAGCGAATGTTTGGATCCCATTTGGATTGCCTAAAGAAACTCCTGAATAATTATTTCGTGAGTTCAGCAAAGTCGCTTCACCAAATGGTGCATTGTCGAGTGACCCTCTTTTCGAAAAAGAAATAATCATTCCTCCTTTGAAAAAGCCATATGGTGAAGATAAATAATCAATATGATCATTATATTGCCCGCGATCAGCAACAAGTTGTGCTGAAGTTGTGCGAAATATAAAAGGATCAATCAAAAATGCTTGTGCTGTTGCTGATGTGAAAGAATTTGAAAAGACCGTTGCTGCTGTTGCTAGCTGGCGTAAATTTGTAATTCTTTCTCCCAAAGATTGTGCAATAGTGGAAATCTGATGTGGACAACGCTCTATTGTTGTCGCCATTTCTCCACTCTCAATAATTTGTGATTTCGTTTTGTCTCTATTCTGTGCCAAACTCTCACCCTCAATACCTTTCATTTGAGTTTGTGGAAGTAAGTAAAGCCAAGTTTCTGCTTCTGAAAGAATGACATCTGAAGCATGGAAATCTATGTAAAGAAATACAGTTGGTGCAACTTGTGCTGACGCAATTAAAGGCACTTCAACTATCACATAAAACATCCCATAGGAACATTCATGTGTGAATTGATTCGCCGTCAAATTCGCCAAACTAGCAACACCCGCTGCATTGCGTGGTGATGGAACATTCTTCATATTTGTTGTGGTCATGGGTTCTACAACATGTTCACCCATCATCTTGTCTGCTCCGAATTTGTGAATTTGTCCTTTGACAGCATTTACATCATCCGTGGTCATAACTTGACCTACAGTATATTTACCCACATCTTCCGGAACAAAAATTGTGCGAAGTTGATATGAATGAAGCTGGTTATGTGTTCCACAAATTTTAAAATGCAACTTGGCTGACCATTGTTGTGCCATTGATGCGGCAAACATTTGATGAGAAACTGTCATTGTTGTCACTGCTGGCGTTCCTGCTGTTGAACCAATAAAATCGGTAATAGTGCAAGGACGTGCATATAACACTGTGTGAACTGCATCTGCCACTGCCAACGGGAAAACACCAATAATATTTTCACTATTCATGATCTTTTCAACCTCCATCTCATCGATGCCTGAACCAAATTGTCCATCTGCAACTTCCACTTCTTGTTGTTTTGAAATGGTCAGATTGTGAATGGGAACTGTGCCTTGATCATTTAAAAATTGGGTACCTGGGTGATACTTGATTGCTGTAATCGGAGCATCAGATGGATTATGTTGCGGCTTTGAAGCCATAACCTTCTGCATCATATTTCTCAATGAATTCATCTGCATTTGTGGATAAATTTTCGAAACTTGAATTGTTGGTTTCTCATTCATTCTAGCAATCAACTGTTCTATCTTCTCCTTTTCGACCAACAAATTAGCCAATGCGACAGGTTGATCAATGAATGTTGGATATTCTACTCTCAATGTTTCTAACGGACAGAAAATCTGTATCTTGATTCTAACTGAATCTATCTGCGATGGTGTTACACGCGAAATTCTGAAGGTTCCTAAACTTCCGGTATTTGTTGACAAGTTTCGTGCTAAAAATGCATCAACCCAAGGTGCTGTAATATCAACTTGGCTCCCTGTGGATAATGGAACCACCTCTCTTATCGATTGAGATTGTTGTAACAATGTAGTGGCTCTTTGTGTACCCAAAGGTGGAATATATTGTGGCATAATTGCACCAGAACATGTCCTAGCAGTTGTTATTAATGTCCTAATGACAATATTTGCTCTAATCGCACCAAATCGTGCCAACTTCGCTCTTACATTAGCTTGTCCCAATAATGCTGCTAAAGGATCAAAAGTATATAGAATATCACCCGGTAAACCACCTGTTGGAACTGTGATGTTCGCAATTGTGTAGACTCGGCTGACAATGTCTCGCACTGTATGATCACGTATTTCCTCAAATTGGTAAAACTTTTCTTCTGACAGACTTTTCTGAGCGGGAATATGCTCCTTTACAATCTCTGTCTCATTGTCGTATGTTATGATTTGTTGTGATGTTGTTTCTAGTGATTGATTTTCATTTCTTTGTTCTGCTGACCATTGTTTCATTTCAAGACGCGGCCAAACATCTTGAACAAAAATGAGCGGTTTTTCGTCATGCTCTGAATAAATACTCTGACGCAGCTTATGATCAACGATAACGCTGAAATCATCGGAGAAATAAAATAAGTTATCACCATTACGTGTCATATTTCGCAAATCGCTTTGCGAAAATCTACATTCTGGTGGTAACAATAAATTATGTCTGTCAGCTGATGTGAGAATTAATTGCCTGTATTTTTCAAATATTGTTTGCGTGTGTAGGCTTAACTCTCGAATTGCCACACGCATATTGACTACGGTTTGTGCTCGTTTTGCCTCTCGTTTCCGGTTATCTACCTTATCCCAATTTAAGCATTCAAGAATAGAAACTAATTCCAAAGGTGCAATCCACCCATGTACTGAATCAAAAGAAAAAGTACGCTTTAAAATTGAAACTTCTGAAAGTAGTTTATATTCTAATTCTTTGCCATCCTTGGCATCATTGGTATATGTATGTCCTAATGTTTTCATCATCAATGTTATCTCTTTTGGGTCAATCAAGTGTCTCAGTGTTTGTGAAAAAGACATCAGATTATCATCTCCATATGTTACAACACGGAAATGATCTGTTAAGTTTGCTCTAACTTCAAGTGCTTCACTTGTCTTTAATTTGAGTAAAATTTTTGAGATGACTAAATACAATAAAGATGTATTGTACATAGTATTTACGAAAGTCGTAGCTGGGTTACCAGATGGTTGCCCAGATGCGATATGTGCAACAGCATTCCCAAATACTTGTCTTGAATCAGTGATTTCTAACCACAATGCTCTTGTGATTTTACTCTCACGTCCGTAAAATTGCTCAATCACCTCGTATATTTCCCACAAAAGGCAAGACATCAATGTACCATCAAAATTCTTGAAATCTCCTGCAAGAAATGCACGCTCGGACGGGTGTGCAACTTCCAAAAGATATCTTACAAGCACATCAACATCTGAACTTAACATGTTGATCCCAATTAAAGAAGAGTTGAAAATCCTTCGTTCCATTGTTGCTGCGAAA